AAGAATATCAATCAGTTAGCAACGAGACGACAAGCCAATTGCGGGCGCAATGCCGCCGCTCCCCAAAGCACATCGATACGGATTGGCATTGTGTCATCTGAAATCGAGTATTGACGAACTGCTCGCATACTAATGCCGTCCTTCACTACTCTGGAAGCCATGTCAACGCCTCCGGGCATCACTAAATCCGCAGTCGCGAAAGTAAAAGCGTCCGGATGAAACGCGAGCGACAGTCCAGTCGCAGTAGAGGCTGTTCCAAGGAATGTCAACGCCGCCGTGGCATTGGCGCTGGGCACAACCACGTTTTGCTGTGGGCTGCCGATCACGGCGTTGATGGCCGGCGCGATGCTCATATTGCCGCCGCCGCCCGCGTAGGCCGCCGTCAGCACGAACTGCTGGAGCACGCCGCTGTTGACCTTGGTTTCGGGATGCACGCGGAACACCCCGGCGATGGTGAAGATATCGCCCGCGTTGCCCGCCCCGGTGCCGGTGATGACGGCCAGCGTGCCGCCGGTGTTCTGACCCGTGGTGATGGCTGTCGTATAGGTGCCGCTCTCGGCGCCGCGCGTCTGCGTGGTGAAGTGCGTTGACTCGGCCCACTCGTAGCCCGCCGCCAGGCCCATCACGCCGTCCGTGTACTGACGCGCGATCTGCGTTGACTGCTGGAACAAGCCTTTGAGAGCATCCACGAGGTCCACGTTGTCCTGCGTGTTGATCCTCAACTGCCATTGCTTCGACTGCGGCGTCAGGTTGTCGAGCAGCAACTTACGCGATTGCAACACGGTCTTGAACGTCTGCGCGGCGCCGCTGACACCCACCTGATTGTAGACCGTGGGCCACATCATGCCGATGCACGTCGCCTCGATCTGGGCGGCCAGGACGGCCATGGCGGGCTCGATGTAACGGGCGCTGAAGTCGTCAATGGACAGCGTCAGTTCAGCGCTGCTGAACGAGAAATCCACGTGGTATTGATTGGTGATCGGCAGGCTGACCTGCGTTTCCACGGTGTTTTGCAACGACAACGCCGGGGTGGTGCTGACGGTGTATTGCACCGGCAGGCGGATGCGCAGCGTCGAACCGATCTTGGCGCCCGAGTTGGCGAAGCTATCATCATCGCTTGTGTTCGGTCAGATACGCTACGACCTGACCCGCTTTCGCTGCTGCCGATCTCTCGGCAGGCCAGACTATATCGTACTATACGTGTTTCCATATGCGCCGCGTGCGGATCATGGTCACCAGGGATTGAGTGACGCCAAAATGCTTGGCGATGCTGCTGTGGCTGCCACCCATGAACCTGATCAACCTGACCTCCGCGACAGTCAGCTTGGCGTGTCCGTTCCTGGCGCCATGAGCGTGACGGAGTTTACCCGTCATGTCGTCCATGTTGTCCTGAAACGAACCCAGCCGCAGATGGGCCGGATTAACGCAACGCCGATTGTCGCAATCGTGAAGCACGAACTCGCCATCTGGGATCGGACCGTTGGCCCGTTCCCAGGCAACGCGGTGCGCGTAAGCGGTTCGACCGCTGGAATGGATCTGGCCATAGCCGTTCGGCATGATGGACCCTGTCCAATGATGGCAACCGCTCTTGTGCGGCGTCACCTTCTCCGCGAACCGGAGAGCCAATGGTCTCGCTGCTGGCACGTATAGCCCCCGCTTTTCGGGCCGCTTGACCCTACGCCTTTCGGCTAGTCGTTGAACCTTCCGCATCATCATACTGGTATTAACCGGCACATGGAAGCGGCTTGGCTGCTGATTGTCCAATCCATCGAACTTTTTGGCTGTCGCGTTTGTCATTTCTGGCTGGCGCTGTAGCGGCGATGGCTCTAAGGAGTTTCCAGCAATTAACGGGGTTTAACGTCAGCTAGATGGTGGTCAACTGACGGTTTATTGCGCCAATGAAATTACATTTCTGATGGAGTATAGCCAGCGCTTTTGCAGTAATCATATTTATAGTCAGGAGGGTATTAGTGGCGGGCATGGGAGATTATCCTTAGGCGATACTACGGGAAAGGGTTCCTCACCGCAAGCGGTTCTTGGAACCTCGTTCGCCCGCCGTCGCCTTCGTGAAGCCACGCGATCAGCCGGGATACGCACGCCACGCGGTATTGTCGGACCCGCTACCCGTTCGGTTCGGCACGTCGCGCGGTGTTACGGCCCGCTGCCCGTAGGCACGATTAGTCCTCGCGTTCTTGTTCTTCTTGCAGGTGTTCAAGGAAACGAATGCGCGAGTCGAGTTCGTCAATCTCGTCGTCAAACCTGAAAACCCAGGCTGACAACGTATCCAGAATATCGCCTACCGCGGCCGCCTCCTCCGAACCAAGTCGGGCACGCAGCAGGGCGACCCGTTCATGCAGTTCGACGGTTTCCTTGCTCACCGCCGTTGTCTCTCCAGGTTCTGCCGCATGTAGTAGTCCACGGCTTCCTGCGCCGTGGCCGTATACTCGTTGAACACCGGCGACACGCGTCCCGTCACCGGGCGGATCGGCGCCGGGGCGCGGGTGACAACGGGCGCCTGTGCCGCACCGCCGTTGCCGTTCACGGCGGCCCTGGAGGGGGTCTGTGGCGCGTCCTCGATCGTGGCGGCGTACTTGCCCAGCGCCACCGCGCGAGCCCTCTCCGTCCGCAGGTTGGCGATGCGCTGCACCGCGTCGGGGTCGGCCGCCAGCGCCGCGGCGACCCGCACCCCCTCGCCGCCGGGCATTTCGACCAGCAGCGAGGCGAAGCCTGGATCAGCGCCCATCGCCACGAGGTCGTCGCAACGTTGCTTCCAATCTGCGTATTGCGTCGCGCCCTGCTGGTGGAATGTCTCGGTCCTGATCTGCTGCTCGACCTCGCCCCGGATCTGCGCCCGCTCGCGCTGCGTCCGCTGCTCCGGCGTTTCGTCCTCGGGCCGTATGGCCGCCGCCTGCCGCCGGTAGAACTCCAGTTCGGCGAGTTGCTCGGCCTCGCGACGCTCCGCCGCGGCCAGCCGGGCACGGACCTGGGCGACGCGACGGCCTTCCGGGTCGGGCTGTTCCTTGTGCTCCGGCGCCTCGCCCTCCGGCGCGTTGCCGGTGTCGGCCGGTGCCGGGGGATCGGGAACGGCGGGTTGCGGAAGGCCGCCGGGGTCGGAAACGACGGGCGGTTGGTCTGTTGTTTCGCTCATGAGCGGTTATTCCAGGCGTTGTATGCGTCGGTCAGTGTTTCGCCGGGCGGCCCATTGGCGACGCAAGAGCCGCAGGTAACAACCCAACTTGGTTCGGCCTTGTCATGGTCATTCCAGAAGTTGGAAGCCTCGCCGCCGCAAAACGGACATGGCTCCGTATTCAGTTCATCAGGGATGTATGGATACGGATTGTAAACATATGGCGTCCCATCATCCTGGAGATTGTGAACGCAATTCCGCACCATGGCGTCGATATCGGTTGTGTCGCTCATCGCGGTGCGTTCGGCGTGCCTTCGATGAGCGTGACCGGGCCGTCGTCGTCTGGTTCAGGGCGGGCCATGGTGCCGCGCAGCACGGCGATCTCGGCGAATGCCAGATCCCGCTCCGTTTCAGCGTCGGCGGCGCGTCCACGCATCTCGGCCAGTTGGTTTTCCAGTTCATAAACACGGGCACGCATCACGTTGAGGTCATCGGCGCGCAGTATCCGGACGGTTTCGCGTAACCGCTCGCCCGCGTCCTCCAGTTCGGTGATGATCGCGCGCAGGCGCTGGATCTCGGCGGCCTGGACGGAGGCGACGGCGTCCTCGCTCATGCGCCACTCCCCGGAGCCGGTCCTGACGGCGCCTGTCCGTTGGTCCCGTTCATCGGTGGCGGCGGCATCGCGGCGCCCTGTAGCGCGCCCTCAAGGGCGGCGTGGCTCTGGATGTGCGGGGTGATGTCCGTCTGCTGCATATTCTCCCACAATTGACGGGCAATCATCTGCACCAGCATCGGATCGACCGCGCCGATAGCCTTCAGGCGGTCTGTTTCCGCTTTATAGCTGTCCGTCTCAAGTTCCTGGCTCTTGTCTTTGGCTTGCTCCTGCGCGTGAACAAGTTGGGCCTTCAGCGTGGCAATTTCCGCATCTGCTTTTTGCAATAACCCTTGGGCCTGCTGTTGCATTTGTTGGGCTTGCTGGGTAACGGCTTGAACCTGGGGGTCTGGACCGGATTTGTATTGAGGGGGAAGACCGCGCTTCAGACGATCCGCTAACTCATCGGCCCCCGGAAAATCGGAATTGGCAGCCCAAAAGTCCCCAACAACCTGAAAAGCTGCTGGATTTTGCTGCATTATTTGAGAGAACGCATTAGCGGCCTCTTGTCTTTGTGTCCCATACGAGGGGCCTACATCCGCTTCAACATCGTAGGTTCCAATTTGTGGATTAAATATCACGGTCGGGTCGGGCTGTTCCGGGTCTTCCGCCTGCTGCTGCGCCTGTCCGTTCGACAGCGCCGCCGGTTGCCCGCCCGGCCCCTGGCCCATGTTCTGGTGCGCCTCCGGAGCGTCCGGCGCGACAACGACCTTCGCCTCGCTACCATCCTCGGCGAGCGTCATCACCACGCGCCGCACGTCGTAGATCTTCGGGATCAGGTCGATCAGAATGCGGCCAACCTGCCGGATCGCCTTGGCCTGATTGTCGATGTAGTGATACGTCGCCGTATCGCCCTGGCGCTGCCGCTGCTGGATGGCCACACCCGACCGTTCGTTGCTCGGCATCCCGAGTTCGGCCTGATACTGACCCGTCACCGACATCAGATCCTGCCGCGCGATGGTCATGCCCTGGATGTAGGCCTGAGCCATGGTCGGCGGTTCAACGCGGGTGGGCGCGGCGATGGGCTGCCCGGCCTCATCCACTCCGTTGTAGACCAAGACCGACCAATTCTTGACGTTGGCGGTAGACCATTGCTCCAACCGCCCCTCTATGGCGTCGGCGCGGGCGATATACGGGGTCTTGGTCTGCAACGCGACCTGTTCGACGGCCGCGGAGGCCCAATAGTTGTAGATCCTCTGCGCGTCGATCTGCGACCGCGTGTGGCCCTTGCGGTCCATCACACCGTCGATCACCGTTTCCTCGCCGATGAACGGCACGATCGGGATGTACTTCCCTGGCCAATCGCGCCGGTCCACGATCTTGTCGCCGGCGATCTTGAACCACTCGATTTCCGGCTCGCTGACATCGCGCGATTTGACGATGCGCTTCTCGACTTCGTCGCGCAGTTCCTCGGGGATTTCGTCGTCGTCAACCACCGCGCCGTTGTCGAGCATGTGGATCGTGCGGTTGGCCTCGCCCCGGCGCCAGTATTCCGCGACCCTGACGTGATCTTTGTCGTTCCAGCCATCGGTCTGGTCGAACGTGGCCGGCGCGGTGTTGTCCTCCTTGCCGTATTCCTCCTCGTAACGATCTCTCGGGATGTCCTCGAACACGAACGCGAACGCGGCGTCCGACTTGTCGTAGGACTTCGTATCAGGGTCCATGTAGACGCAACGCGGATCTGGCACACGGCGAATGAACAGGTCGAGGTCGAAACTCTGGTCGTCAACATAGTCCGTCTCGACGCGGACGTAGCCCATGCCGCTCTCGACCTGATGGTAGGTCGCCGTTGAGTAAGCATCCACGGCCTTGGAGGTGTATTCGATGCGCCGGATGATGCCGGAGAACACCTGCGCGGCCTCGTATGACGCGCGACCGCCGACCGGCGTCACCTTCACCTGGGCTTTGTTTTGTCTCGCATCGTTAATGATTTGATTGTTATGCTGTCTAACCTGATTGTAAGTGAGACTTGGCCTACTCCCTCGATCGGTTCTAACATTAGCATCCCACTGGAAGTGATTATGCGCGTCTCCGTTAGCGAACTTAGTATCAAAAAGGGCTCTTTCCCTCCATTGTCTCTCCCATGCCTCGCACCGAGTGAATCGCTCCTTGCCCTCGCGGATGATCTCGGCGTCGCCTTTGGTGGCGCGTGGCATCAGACGACCCGAACCTGAACGACGCTGCCATTGCGGTAAAGCTGCCCCACGGCCACGCCGCCCGTCGCCGCCGCCGCGTCGTTGGCGTAGGTCGTGGAAGCACACAACGCGGGCATCACAGTTCTGGTCGCGATGGTGGTGCTCGGCAGCACGCCCACGACGGACCAGCCCGCCTTGAGCGATAACGGACCCAGATAATTGCCCGGCTGATCGCTGTTGTATTGCACCGCCGTTCCCGATGAACTGTAACCAAGCGCGGTGATCACGTCCACGTTGCTAATCTGCAGGTTACTCGTGTCGTTTTGCATGATCAGCGGCGCGGTCCATGTGCCATTGCCTGGGTAAATCTTCACGCCGTTCATTCGCAACGTCGCCGTGTTGGATACCTGAATGGCCGTGATCGTCACTGTGTATGGCAACATGACCGCGCCAACCAGTGATACATCGGCGTTTTGAGACACCTGCAATAATGGAAACGGCGAGGTGGAGTGAGTATAAAATCCGGCGATGGTCACCCGCGCGTTGCCAGCGAACGCAAGGCCGGGTTTGGTCGCGGTCGCGCCCGTGGCGTAATACAGATTGGAGAACTGCAGAAACTTCGCGTCGGCGACCTCGATCGTGGCGTGATCCGTGTCCATCGCGAGATTAGTGAAACTGAACCACCCGCCGGTCGCATCCGACGTGAATACCAGCCTGGACGAAAAGCAACTTATGTTTTGCGCGGTCAGGCCATTCATCGCGCCGATCCGCATGGCGATGGTCTGGCCGTCCATGTAGACGTTAACCTGTCCAGTATTCGGCAAGCCCCATGTCCAGAACTCGACATCGCTCATATGAGACCAATTGAGGACAGCGGCGGCCGTCGTCCCGCCAATGGCGATCCCAATATTAAAAGCACTGATCTTTAGTCCATCGATCCAGTAACACGCTTTGTCGGCGTTGATGCCGTTCCACGCGCCCTGGATGACAACATGTTGGACCTGGACGCAGCCGCTATTGCCTTGCGTGTCAATCGCCCACGGATACTGAACTCCGGTGCCAGGGGTGGTCGACGTGCCGCCAGCCGCGAGCGTCTTCATCGTGGAACGGTTGGCCAGGTCGTTCGGTTGAATGAACCAAACCGTCAGATCGCGAATGGTCGGGCCAGGATCGATAAAGGAAGCGGTGCAAAGAATGACGGATGACGCGGTGGCGTCGAAACTGTCATAAACCGCGATATTCGTGCTACCCTCGCCGTCACCGAACAGGGTTTGACCATCGGTCAGAATGATCTGATGCCTGACCTGATAAGTCCCGGTTGGCAGGTAGACGGCCTTGCGATGGCCGTTCGGTCCCATCTGAGAAGCGGCGGCGTTGATCGCCGCGCTGCTGTCCGCGGCGCCAGTTGGATCGGCGCCGTAGTCCAGCACGTTCACGGCACCCGGCGAGCCAGCATTCGCGATGGCGATGGCCGCGTTGAGCGCGTCGGCGTAAAGCACATCACCGTCAACCCATGGGTAGGTTGGATGGCCGCCCGTCGTGGACCTGACCGTTGCCCTACGGGGAAGCGTCATGCCTCGCTCTTCACGAGACTTTGGCAACCGGATCATGAACCAAGTCCGCCGGGACCGAAGATCCCCGGCGTGATGGGAGGGGCGGGGGGCATCAGGCGGTCACCCGCGTCGGCGGCGCGATCCAGTGATCGCAGACGAACACGAACCGCTCGCAGGCCGGGCACCAGTGCTGGGCGCGCGGTCTCATGCCACACGCACCATCTTGGCCGACCCGTTGCGGTACTCGCCGCCGATTGGCACCCCTCCCGCCGCCGCCGCCGCGTCGTTGGCATAGCTTGGAGAGACGGGGAGCCAGTTGTTCGCTCCCGCCGGCAGGTTCACCCGCCAACCGTTCCACGACACATCCGCGAGCGAAACAGAATTACCGGCACCGGCGGCAACGCCATTCGCGCCCGCGCCGGGTGCCTGGACAAAATCACAGTCGCGCATACGCAGCGCGCCGGTCCCCGTTACGGAAATATAGGTGTCAGTCCGCGAACCACTCGCGTCGAGCAACGTATCCGAGAGATACAGCGCCCCGCCGGAGACAGCTATCATCGGGATGGCGCCCTGAATCCCGTCCCAAAGATAACTGTTGCTCAGTTGTAAGGTGCCACCTTGCACGAGGATTCCATTTCCGGGCCGTACCACGCCCATATCGAAATTGGTCACCTTGGCGTGAAAACCCGGCCCGGCGTTCACGACGACTGGAGTGCCAGTCGAGAAGGCTCCCTTGCTTGAATATCCATTCGCTATCTGAACAAACCCATTTCCGTTGGTGGAAAGCACATTCAGATTGGAATTGTCGCCATCCAGCATCAGGTTAGTAAACGATCCCCAGGTCCATGCCGTCGTGAGATTGACGATGCCGGACCACGTTTGGAAATCATATATCCCCACGCCGTCAGTCTCGCCAAAGTTCGCGGCTACCGTCTGTCCATCATAATAAACCGCCCCCGTGACATCCTTCGTCGCGCCGACGTTGCCGTAAAATCCCCACAACCAGAAACGGTAATCAGAAATGGACGGAAAGTTGAAACACTGATCGATGTCCAAACCGATATTGAAGGCGCTCATGTAAATCTGACTGATATGGAACCCTGATCCCCGGATATAGATACCATTCCAGCTATCGATGAACATCAGATCGCGCAGGACCGTGGTCTGCCCCGTGCTGTTGTAGATCGCCCACGGATAGCGCACGCCGGTTCCACCCGGTCCCACCGTGGGATTGTTGGCCAGCGTCTTATACATCGAACGGACGGACGCGAACTGAATGGAGTCGCCGATGGTAACGCCGGGGGCCGCTATATTGGCGCTCAACGTCACGACGTTGCCCGCGACGGCGGAAACGGTAACCAGCGGCCCGTTGAGATACACCGGGTTGGTTATCGCCGCCCGTGCCCACGCATCCACCACGGCCATGCCGATGACGACGCCCGTGGCGTTATTGATCGTCACGGTATTTGTCCCGGCCGCCGAGGTCGCCGTCGCTGATTTTATCAGGTCGATCGGTTGCGCGAACTTAAACGTAAGACCTGATACCTCGGGCGGCTTGTCGTTCACGTCTCCCGTGCCGGTCAGCACCAGGACCCCGGTTGTCACGGTTGAATCGAACCGCGTATCGATCAGCAGTACCGTCCCACGTCCGGCGCCGCGCAGCGCCTGCGCGCGAACGCCGGTGGCCATCGTGAGTTGGCCGATGATGACGTAGTTTCCTTTGGGTATGAAGACATCGTTGCCAGTGGCGAGGGCGGCGCGGAATGCTGTTGTACTGTCGGCTACGCCAGTCGGGTCGGCGCCATGGCCGATTACGTTCTCCGCGCCGCCAGGCGCGCCCGCGTTGGCTATCGCCGCATTGAGTTCGTCGGCGAACAACGCGTCACCCTCCGACCATGGGTAACCCGGTCGATCGTTCACGTCGTCACCTGCTGCATTTCGGCGTCGGACAGGACGCGAGGCCAGTAGGACACGCGGCGAATATAGCCAGTGGTGAAGCCATCCTGGCTACTAAGTATGTTAAAACCGAAACCACCAAGGGAGGCATACCCTCCAGTCATCGCGCCCGATGCGACAGCACCACCGTTCAAACATATCTTGCCGGTCGATGGCGAGTAACCCGAAGCGCCTTTCATGACCGAACCAAACGAACTGGAGTTAGCTGTCGCCAGTACTCCAACCCCGTCATACTGATCCAAAGTCGGACTACCATTGCTGATAAACAAAGGCGTCTGCCCGCCGGCCCCTCCACCCACGCCGATAATACGATTATTGGCGCCAAAAGTTAGCGACGACATGAACTCGACAAACCACGAACCACCCGGCGATGCGAACCACGGCGCCATGTTCGCCGCCGGGATCACGCAATTGTCCTGCGCCCGTGTCACCGATGCCGCCGTCGTGGGAATGTAGCTGGTCGCGAACGCGCCTTGCTCGACCTGCGCCCCCCACACATAGAGGGTTTGCGCGGGTTTCGCGGACTGGCCCCCGTCACGTAAATCAACACCGATCTGGCAATAAATAACCGGTTGCGGCGTATTTGGTGATGTAACCGAGAACCGTTGCCATTGCGTTGTCAATACGCATAGCGTCCTGGCGTAGTTAACACCGTCCGATGTCGTCATGATATACAGGTTTTCGCCACCGGCGTTCCCACGCAACCAAATGGAGAACGTAAACGAAACAGTGGTGCTGAGCGGCCCAATAGGAGCAATGTAACTGGAAGTCCCCGCCGTCACCGCCGGATAAACAACGCGCGCCGCGCCGGACAGGGTGCCATCCGGCGCGGTCACCTGATTGCCTGTCACCGCGGGCGCGACATTCCCGATCTGTGTCTTGCTCCAGTTCGATGTCGCCGCGTTACCGCTGTCGAGCGTGCTGTTGGTCCGCGCTTCCTCGATCAACACCCCGCGCAATTGATGCGTCACCGGATCGTAGTCCCACCTCGGCGCGTTGGTGGCCGCCGTCTGGATCGTTCCGGTGCTGTCGGTGTATGTCGCGGTGCTGGCGCGGGTGAACGTGATGCGCGGATCGAGCGCGCCGGGGGTCATGAAGTCCAACGACAATGACGGCGCGCCGACCGCCGCCCAGGCGCTGCCGTTCCAGCCGAACATGGCGACGCCCTGAAGTACGCCGTAAGGCGTCGCGACATCCGGCCCCGCGCGTCCCGCCGGCTGCCATGCGGTTCCGTCCCAGTTGAACGCCGCGACGCCACGCAGCGCCCCGGTCGAGGTAGAGGATGTCGGGCCGCCACCAGAGGGCGTCCATTGCGATCCCGACCACGTATAGACCGCGACCCCATCAAGCACGCCGGTCGGTGTCGCCACGCCGGGGCCGGCTTGCGCGGACGGTTGCCACGATGGACCACCGTTGAACGCCGCGACCCCCCGCAAGACCCCCGTGGGCGTTGCCACGGACGGCCCCGCGCGCCCGCTGGGTTGCCACTGGCTACCGTCCCACGAGAACGCGGCGCAGCCCTGGAGCACCCCTGTTGGGGTCGGCACGCCAAATGTCGGGTCGGACGCGGCCACGGCGTCAGACGGCCGGAATCGCCACGGCATTGCTCATGGGCGCGACCGTGCTGCCCATGGCGTTGGTCGCGGTGACGACGCAGGCGAGGCTGTGCCCGGCATCCTCTGGCGTGACGGAGTACGTCGCGTTGGTGCCGTCATTTGGCACCCCATCCGCGTGCCATGCGTAAGCGTAAGCCGTGGGCTCGCCCTGCCAGTTGCCCATCGTGCAGTTCAGCACCGCGCCGGTCTGCGTGACGTGCGGCACATCGACGTTGACCGGCGGCCCGGCTGACGCCGTGAGCGAGGCGACGAGGGCCGCGATTTCGCGGGCGTGGGTGCGGTCGTTGTTGACCCAGTCGCCGGCGAGCAGCAGCAGCAGGCGCGTCTGGTCGGCGCTGGTGTCGCGCGGCGTAGCCGCCGTTGTCTTCGCCGCGGGCTTTTTATCGTCGTCGTCTTTGTGCGTCGTGGGCGTATGGGCCATGATTACTTCGCCTTCTCTTGTGCCTTGATCCGTTCCTCAAGCCGCGCCAGTGACTCGCGCGTGGTGGCGTCGCTGGCCTCCAGCGAGCGGCGCACGTCAGCGACGACCTTGCGGTTCTCCAACATCGTCCCCTGCATGATCGTCACGTCGCCGCGGATGACATCGACCCGCTTTTCCAGATGCGCGATCGAACCGACCCAGAGCGTGCCGGCGACGACGCCGCCGAGGATGGTGCCCATGACCGCCGTGATGGCGACCGCCACGCCGAGGTTGGTGCGGACCCAACTGGCGACCGTTTCCGCCACGTCATTGACCAAAACTCATGATATCAATCGAAAAGTGGCGCGTTTCCGCCCGGAATGTCATCGGGAACGCGATCAAACGTCTGTTTGCGGACGCATCCGAGGATTGTACGAGCGTTAGGTTCGCGTGAAACGGCGCTAACAACCGCGTCAGACATTGCTGACCGCGTCCCCGGAACGGGCGCGAAAGACGATGCTGTCACCAAGCGCAGACCGCAGATCCAGGTCGGCCTTTAGTATGGTCACCACCTTTTGATTGAACGCGCGTTGCTCGCTCTCACGCGCGGCTATGCCATGAGAGACCAATTCCCGAATGGCCTGCAACTTGCCGCTGCCTCCCGCGGTTATCTCCTTCACGGCTTCGATCTGTCGCTTCGTCAACAACAGTTCCATGGCCGCGATGACATCCGGCGTGCTTGGTCTGGGCTTGCTCACCGCACCCTCGGCATACCGGCACAGGTCAGCAGATCCCAACAGAACCAGATCAGCACGATCAGCACGAACGCGATGAGGATGATGTTGATGACCTGCATCACCACGCTGCCCGCGACGCCGAGCCAGCCCAGCACGATCGGCAGTACGATGCGGCCGATGGCGACCACCGCGCACACGACGATGAGCCAGATCAGCAATGACACGAACCATGCGGCGGAGAAGCACATCACACGCCCATCCACGCGGAGTTATTGCCGAGGCCCTCGTACATCGTGACCGGCTCACGCAGCGGACGCGTCAGGATGCTGTCGATGCTCTCGGGGCGGGCCTCGCGCAGCCCCATGGCCAGTGTCCTGGCGGCGTCGGCCGCGTGGCTCGACCAATCATGCACCGGCGCGTCCTTGAACACGCCCATGCGGTCGTTGAAATCGCGGTGGTAATGCACGAGGCACTCGCGCAACCGCTCCGTCCTGACCCGGTCGAACCAGCACCGCGGCAACAGCATCTTGACCGCGTTGATGCCGTCATCGATGTCCTGGCGCGGCAACACGCGGACCTTGCGGCCATTGGCGCGCAACAGTTCCTCGCGCGTCTTGCCGGTGCCGAGTTCACGCGCGCCGGCGTCGTGCGGCAACAGGTCGGTGCCGTAGCGGTATGGCTTGCTGTCGAGCCATTGCACGTAATGGGTCAGCGGCTCGCCGGTCGCCTCGTAATAGTCGATGACATGCACCTCGCGGCCGACAAGCTGCGCGCAGATGATCGAGGTGGCGTCGCCCACGCCCAAGTCCCAACCAGTCCAGACGGGAACCGCCGGATCGTAAGGCACGCCGCAGAGGCGACCGTCCACATCCAAGGCCAGCATTTCGTTACGGTAGATCGAACCTCGGATTGCCGCGTCGAACGAAACGAGCATTTCCTGGCTATATTGGTCCTCTGTGAGCATCTTGCGGATGTCCGCCAACTCATCCGGGTCCAATATGCCGGTCTGGTCAGCCCGCAGCACGAGGGAGAACCAGTCTGACGTGCTCTCCGACAATTTAAAGATATCGTGGAAATGGTTGCGGCCCTTCGGAGTACCTATGAACACGGCCCAACCCTGACGATCGGAGAGCGACGGACGCAACACTTCGGGCCACGCGCGAGGGTCCATGTCGCCGAACTCATCCAATACCATCCCGTCATGATATGTGCCGCGCAGCCTGTCATAATTGTCGCAGCCATAGAGCCTGACCCTGGCACCGTTGTTAAACGTCACCATCAAATCGCTCTCACGCTGTTCCACTCCCGGAATGCCGGCGGTGAAGCGTTTGAGATACGACCACGCAATGTCTTTGGCTTGTGCATATGTCGGAGTTATGTAAGCGTATCGACCAGCGTCCCTTGAGCATCGAAGCGCGGCGTCGATCAGATCCATCACGCAGGCCACCGTCTTTCCGGCGCGGCGGTGGGCGACGATACAGGCCCAGCGTTGCTTGCGTTTATGAAACCCGGCGAATTGCGGACGCGCGACGTAGCCGAGTTTAAGTTTAGGAACTCTCGCGGTCGCCACGATCCACGCCTGTTATGATCATGACCGGCCCGCCATCGGCGCCGGTATGTTGAGTGACAGCCAGATCCGGTATCGTCTTACGGAGCAGCCCGAGCGCCGCCCTGACCTGATCGGATGTCATGTTTATCTTATTTTCAGCGTCTAAAGCAAAACCGTTCAACCGGTTAATAAGCTGACTCGTCTGGATCTTCTCTCTTGTCAGCGCGTCGTGTTTTTGGCTGAAACGAGCCGCCACGATCAGTCCCGCCTCACCACAAGAAACGCCGCGTCCACGGTAACGGCGCGCAATTCGCCGAGCATCAGCACATGCACGACGGCGACCTCGCCCGCGATCGTTGAGACCACGGCGTCGAGGCCGGCGAGCGAGCCGCCGTTGAGCCTGCACGGGGCGCCGGGGCGCCAGATGCTATCGGCCGGAGGGAGAGAGCGTCGCGCGTCCTCGGTGGCCTGTAGCGCCTCCACGGCGCCGTCCGGAACGTAGGTCGGATGATCGCCGGCCATGCACAGACGTCGAACGCCGAGGGCGTAGCGCGCGGCGACCCAGCCTTGCTCCGGAGCGAGGGCGACGAAGACGTAGCCGGAGAACAACGGGACATGCGCCATCCGCTTTGGCTTGCCCCGCATCGTCGCGAACAGCGGCATGTATGTTTCGTAGCCGGCGCGGGCGAGGCTGACCGTGGCCCAGTTCTCGGCCTGGGGGTGCGTTTGCGCGACGGTCCAGCGGACTCCGTCGTCGGTGCCTGTGCTCGCCTCATTGCGTCCGCACGGCAAAGCGCCGGGTTGCAGCGTGTCAGGCATGGATTTCCGCCATATTTTGGACACTGCACACAAAATGGGCGCGTAGTCAAACGCCTATCGTGGTGCCTACGCGGGTTTCGTCTCCGGGAACCATTCTGGATCAGCCGCCCGGATGGCGTCGAACACGCGCATCGCGGCTTCCTTGTCCAGCGTCCTGTCGTATCGCAGCCGCACCCTGCCGTCGCCGAGGACGGTGAACGTCGAGTCCTCGCCCACCAGCCAGCCCACGCGGACGAGCGTGGCGTGCGCGATCTTCAGGACGTTCTCGCGTCCCGGTTTTTTCCTGTGGGTTTTCCACTGCCCGACGAGGCCACGGCTGACGCCGAGCACGGCGGCGAGGTCCGTCTGAGACAAACCAACGCGATCACGCGCGAGAGCGATACGGTCACCGATGTTCACTTCGTTGGCCCTCCAGACGGCCGGCGCGAGGCGGGCGAGACGCGTCACGGGCGTCCGAGCCTGAACCCGCCCGTTGGCACGGGGTAGCGCCTCGCGGGCTTCCTGACCACGTCCAGGCCCCGGCACGGGGCATACCAGCGCATGAGCGCGGCCAGTTGGCGGCGTTCCTCTCGGGCGTGCGGGTTCGTGCTGCCGAGGCGCACGAGGCCCCGTCGGGCGGCTGTCTCCTGTGGGTCCACGATCTCGATGCCCTGCTCGCGGCGCATATGCTCGCGGACGGCGTCGGCCGAGAGCGGCGTGCGGCACCAGAGGTGCTCGAACGCCTCCCACGCCTCGGGGGTCATGAACGGGGCGCGGTGGGTCATGACGCGGCCATTCGCGGAGCCCGCACGGGTCGGTCGAAGTAGGCCAGGGAGCGCGGCGGTTGGTAATCCGCCCGCTCGGCGATCTGGCGGATGACCGGCAGGAACTGGTCGGGGATGATCCCATCGCGCAGCCACAGCCGCGCCTGCCTGGTGTCCCCGCCGTCCATCGCCGCCGCCTCCAGCACCCGCGGCAGCACGTCGTCCCAGAAATACCCGCCGACGACCTCTCGCCCGTCCTCCCAGCCGTTGAACCCGTTGGCCCGGCACGCCGCCTCCCGCCGGACCTCGACCCCGTCGCTCCGCACCACGGCCAGCACCGGGTTGGCTCGCGGATTTTTCCCTTCCGCCAGCCCCCCCCTCTCGTGAGGGGGGGTAGGGGGGGAGTCTGATTCTGATTCTGATTCTAGACTATCAGGGGGGGTTGAACCGTTCCTTTTAGGTTTCCTTATACCGTGCCCATTAGGAGGGGTATTAGGGGGGGTAGTAGGCTGTCCCCACCTTCTGTTGACCGCCTCGCGGCCTGACCTCGACGCCTCATCGTCGCGTAACATCCTGCGACTAAAGATAACTCCGTCCTTCGTCCGGCTAAACACGCCGGCCAGTTCCAGTTCCGCGACAAGCTTCCCGGCCTCCTTTTCCGTTATCCCGGCGATGCTGCCAATTTGCCTCATGCTCGCGGGGCGTCCATTGATTAAAATATGTCCATATGGCTCGGCGTCATGCGCGAGGCACAGCAGGTCGATCCACAATCCGCGGGCCGCGATGCCGCACGATCGGAGGGCCGGATCGCGCTGCCAGTCTTGCGGCCAGAATTTGATCCACCGGTGTCTGTCCCCCATCACGCGACCTCGCTGAACGTGGTTGTCGGGCCATCAAACAGCAGTTGATCGGTGCCGGATTCCCCGTCCCGCACCTTGGCCCAGATCAGTTCCGCCTTGCCGGCGAGCAGTTCCTTCTGCTCCCGCCACGCGTCCTGGCGTTCGGCCAGCTTCCCGGCGCTTTCGCCTTGGAGCCGCTCCGGTTCCCCGCCAAGGTAATATTCCGGCCGGTAGACGAAGCCGACCGCGTAGGCGTCCTGTTCGATGCTGCCCGACTGCCTCAGATCCGACAGCCCCGGCCGCTTGTCCTCCCGGTTCTCCAGGCCGCGGTTGAGTTGCACGAGTTCCAGAATCGCCACGTTGCTTTCCTTGGCGATCCGCAGCAGCGCGTCCGCCGCGAGGCCGGTGGTCGTGGTGGCGTTCTCGCGGGCGTTCTCCGGGTCAGGGCGGATCAGGTTCAGGTGGTCGATCAGAACGACCTCCGTGCCGTGCTTGCGGCGGGCGAGCCGCACCTTGGTCGCGATCTGGTCCGGCGTTTGACCGCCCGCGTCATCGATGTGGATCGGCAGACCGCCCCATTCCTTGCGAGCCACGACGATGCGCCCGGCCTGCTCGTCGCTGGGCGAGCCGCGTTGAATGGCGCGGATCGGCACGCGGGCCGCCGTGGCCAGGGAGCGCCGTCCAAGCTGGGTCGATGACATCTCGAGCGAGAGTTCGAGCACGGGAAACCCGGCGCGGGCGAGGTTCAACGCCATGTTATGCCCGAGACTGCTTTTCCCCATGCCCGGCCGCCCGCCGATGGCATAGACCAACCCGCGCTCCAGGCCACCGAGACGCTGATCGACGCAGCGGAACCCGGTCGGCATCCCGGTGGGGCCGTCCTTGGCCCGCTCCATCGCCGCGAGGGCGGCGTCCAGCGCGTCGTCGTGAGTGATCGGCCCGACGCCGAGCAGCCCCTCGGCGGCTATCGCGTCGATCAATCCCACCGTTTCGCTCGCGATCTGCGCCGCTGTCTTGTCCCGCGCGCTGAACGCCAGATTGACCAGCGTTTCGCCGATGTTGATCAACTGGCGGCGGAGCGCGGCATCTCGGATCGAGTTCGCGTAGTCGGCGGCGTTGATGATGCCCACCATCGACGCGAGAAGCCGCGCCAGATAGGCGGGGCCGCCGATCTCATCGAGCACGCCGGAGTTCTGGAAGTCGTCACGCAGCGTGACCGCCGATGCGATCTGGCCGGCGCCGACCCGGCGCGCGATGGCCTGGTACACGCGCCCGTTGATGGGATCGGCGAAGTGTTCCGGACGAAGCGACCCGCAACGGTCCAGCGCCTTGTTATTCGCGAGCAGAGACCCGAGAAGGTGTTGCTCCGCCTGTAGGTTGCTGGGCGGCGTGCGAAACCCGAGGCCGCTGGTTGGGTCGCTGTCATCCATCACAATGCCGCCCGGCACATTTCAACGCCGGAAGGTCCGGTGCATACATCGATCGGCCGCCGCCGACCTATCTTCGGATTGACGGTGTTCATCCACAGTTCGGCGCGTTCCCGGCTGCCCAGCCGCGCCATGGCGGCGCGTAGCAACGCCTCTCGGGATATCCGCTCGCATGTCTGGGTGTCGCGGACGTGTTCCGCTTCGAGTAAAAGACGATCGAGGATCAGTCGTTGGACGCGTTCGAAATCAATGTCAGACCTGTAAACAGCACCGGAATCCATCGCTCCCGTTATTTGTTTATCGGTCCATTCCTTCGCCGTTTCCCGGCCGAGAAGTTTGGTCGCGGCCTCGTAAATCGTTTTGCCGACCGCCTCAAATGCCTGCCTGTTCATTTTCGCGCGGTTCTCCCGCGCCAGCGCCTCCTGGGCTCTGACCGGAATCTGGTCTTTTTCCCACCGCGCCCACTCTTCCATGAGCATTGCTTGCTCAGCCGCCCGTCTGACCTGCTTCAGCCGTTCCGCTTGTAGCCGTGCTTCCTCGACGCCCTCGACCTCGATCTGGGCCAGCGCGGCGACACGGTTGAACAACCAATGTCGTGGCGCCAGCGACAGAATTGATGGCGTAAGGGTTTCATCCGAAATCTCTTTGCGATGGAACGCCGAGAGATCGATTTCAATGGCGGGGGCGCCGCGTCGTTTCAGTTCGGCTATCTTTTCCGGCTCCGCCTTGTGCGTGACCGCGACCTCGATGATGAGGTCGTGGCCTTCATGGTCGGCGATGATGTCCGGCCGCAACCCGTCCAGCCACTTTTCCAGACGCACGTTGGTTAGTTGCAGGAACGCGGCGGGCCGGACATGCTTCTCCGACAAGCCCGCCCTTACGAACACCAGCGGTACGGTGATGTGCCGCTCGCGGGCGATTATTTCTTTCGCCATCAGATGGACCATGCTCTCGAAGCCGATGCTGCAATGCGCGTCGGCCAGATGAGCGAAGTGTCCCCGGATGATCTCGCCCTTTTTCGCGACCAGCGGACGCCCGCAGCCAGGGCAGACGCAATCACACTTCAGGCCGCGCAGCACCTTATCGACGGCGACCAGCGTGCCATCCGGCGCGAGGCCATACGGTAAGGCGACATCACCCGGAAGGAACGAGAATGTCTCGCTCATGCGGGCGCCACCTCACGGAACGGATCGGCTGCCGGGTCGGCGAACAGGTTGTCCGGGTCAAGTTCGCCCTCCGCGGCATCGTCGGCGCGCGCCGTCCGCCTCAGCGCCTCGTGGATGATGTGGTTGAGCCGGTCCTTGGCGCCGTTGCGGAATTTGTCCTGGGCCTGCTGGACGGCATCGCGCGCCAGGATTTCCTCCAGTTCCGCGCTGTCGCACGAGGCCAGTTCGAGGGCCAGCGCGTCGAGCCACTCGGTGATCGTCTGCCGCTTCGGCGTCTCCGGCTTCGGCTGCTCGGCCTTCGCCGCGACGGGCAGCGGCTGCATGACGCGGGCCGGGTCGGGCGAGGACGTGGCGTGCTCGATGGTGGGGCCGGCGAAGCTGTCGCGGTGCGCGATGTCGGCGGCTTCCTCGGCGGTGATGAGGCCGCGCAAAACGTCCGGGAAGGCATCGCGCACCGCGAAACCGCGCGCTCGCATCTGCAACATGCGCTTAGGGTATTGCTGCCACGGCCCCGACTTGCCCCAGAGCCCGGCTTTCTTGGCGTCCTCGACGCTGAACGAGCGGACGATCGGCTCGGCGCCGACGCGGATCGCGGTGCAGGTGGCCACCAGCTTATCGCCCTCGCCCGCCACGGTTTCCACGATATCGCGGCAGATGGCGGACTGGCGGCAGAGTCCAATCACCGCGTCGCCCCAGACGGCGGGGCGTCCGTTGATGACGGAGATGTTTTGCAGGCTCTGCATCGGCGCGAGGCCGAGTTCGTCGCCCATCTGGACGGCGAGGACGATGGACTCGGGTTGGCCCTTGTAAGCTGGCGGCACCATGGACGACTTCGCGGCGAGGTTGGCGAACTGCACGAGGTCGGCGAACGACTGCGGGCGCAGCCCGGCGGTGGCCGGGTTCGATTTGACGATGGCGTTCATTATTTCACCCGCAATGCAAGCGTGGGGAGGCTGTTCGACAGCACGGCGCCGGGCACTTCCCCGCCGCTCTTGAGCACCGAGGCGATGGTCAGCTTGTCGATCTTGCGTTCCATGTGGACGTAGAGATCCGGCACCGCGTCCGGGTCGGTGATCTGGACGGACGGCTGCCCGGCGCGGATCGATGCCGTCA